ATTAGATCATCGAACCATGGTTCCTCCTTACCGTGAAGCTTTACCCACCAAGAAGGCCAAAACATTATCTTTTCTTGTGTGATCGGATGTAGATGAAATGGCTGCCATAAATTAAGTAACTGTGTTTCATTGCTTTTCCACTCTTCAATAGTGGAACCAATAAGCTTTTCTTTAAATTCAATAGGACAATTATTATATAAATCTATTAAGCTAAGAAATTTTGTACAACCAACGCTTTCTGGATACTCAAAGTTAATCATGTACATACTAGTGTATGATTGCAAATTGTTAACACACTGCCCAGTATTAGTTAGTGGAGTATCTACATGAACACTCCATTTAAAAAAATACTCAGGGTTTTCCAAAAGAAAGCTAGAACTTAACTTATCATGATTTCTTTTTGGAATAATATGTGCACTATGATTATCATAACCTTCTCCTGGTTTTGAAATAAAAATTGTAAATTTATCTCCGCGGGTTTTCTGTGCCAATACCCACGAGATCAGATTGTTTAATATGGTCTCCAGTATTTGGATCTATCTTTTTATTTATGCCACCATCATAAAGAATATTAATAAGTTGGTAATGTTCTTCGTGTGTTATTTCTATTCCGCGAAAAATTATTACTTTCTTTTTTAATAATTGGTCTGCATAAAAATCACTATCTTTAAGTATTTCATCTAAAGTAATATTTTTATATGAAATACCAATGTTTAACATATTGCTCCACTGTGCTAATTATTGATTATTTTTTATAAACTTAATTTCACAAGCGTCTGTTGTGCAGTAACTTTCACCAATTGCATCGGCAGCCATACCAGCATATACTCCAGTTAAATCTATCGGGAACAACGATGTCGAAGCTTCCGTATATTCTTCTTCTGTTATTTGAGTGTATGGCATTTGTGGATACGTATCGTTGCCACTTGGTAAGAAAGATACCGTCTTAAGTTGTCCATCATACATATGCAATACGGTTCCGACATGTTCTGCCTCAGTGTCTTTATTAAAAGATATTGTTACAGATACAGAATTATCCGACCAATAGCGTTGTGCGGTAGCAGCTAAAGACATTTTTTCAAAGATTGTAACATCTTTCTCAGCTCTTTCAGCATCTGATTTAATTGGGAAATATACAACAGAAGTTGTATTTGGAGATTCGGAAGCTGGTTCAACTCTGTAGTTGGCCATTCTAAATAGTGGTAACATCGGATCCTCGTTAGAGAATCTAATAGTTCTATTAAAGTATTTGCCACCTGGTGTCCAGTGTACGCCAGGTGATTCACCAGCAAGAATAGATACAGTTCCAGATGGTTTAATTGTTGTCATCTTGATTGACTCACGAATACCTAACCATTCTGAGTAGACATTGTCATAACGTTGAATAGTTTTATATCCCTGATCCATCCATTCACGAAGAGCTGGAACTCCAACACGATCAGCGAAGTTTGCAACACCAGACATTGATGCACCGATGCGACGATTGCGTTGCATGATTGCGTTAGTCTCTTCCCAGTGCGTAGGAAGGAGCGTAACAGTCTTAGCATAGAGGTATGCGAACTTTAGAGTACGCTTATAGTCCTCTAGGCTGTCGTGACGATTGAGATATGTCTCCACCAAGGTGCAACACTCATATGATTCCAGTGACTGCTCAGCGCATGGGTTGTAGCCTGCCACTCTGTGATCTTTGTTATTTGGCGGATCAGCTAGACGTCCGTACTTACGGGACATATCCATCCAAAGAACACCAGGCTCTCCATTAAGGGAGATGCCTTCTACTATGGAAGATAAGTCTGCGCCAACTACTGTTTCTACAGAGTTGTTAGACATCCAACCCCAACCTGGAGCAGATGAATCATATGAGTTGCGTTCAGGAAAGCGTTCTGAATTTTTTAAGTTTAAGAAATCTTGATCATCTAAACGGCCAATTAACAACTCAGCTGAACGACGTACGTTTCCAGAAACTACACAAACGCCAATAACGTTTCCGATATCTGCTATGTCTACACGTGTAAGTTTGTCGCCCTTACGTCCAGTAAACATTTTTCTTATATGGTTATGGAGTTTTTCTAACGGCTCATGACCAGCAGCTACACCACCAAATGTTTTAATTGGTGTACCATTTGGACGAATTAACGAGTAATCAAACAAGTATGTAGGTTGATTCTCCTTTAAATATGAGTTTAAGAGAAGGGCCATTGATTCAACCCAACCTTCTCTGGTATCAGGAATTATATATGTGGTTGATTCTTTTGGTTCGTAGATAGCAAAATCTTTATCTGCTCCCTTGTCATCAAATCCCACACCAACACCAAGCATCGATGCTTCCATTAGAAATGCAAAGGGTTTTGCTGGGTTAAACTTATTCATTTCTCCAGTAGAAACAAATGCGCAGTTTTGTAGAGCTGCTGAATTCTTTTGAATGTTTACTATGTTAGTTCCCATAGCCCAAAGACCACGACCAGGAGGAGTCCACTTTAGATTAAACAATCTGTCAAATGCTTCCTTTGCGCTTGCTTGAGCTCGAGCATCATTCCAAGGTAGACGATTCTTCTTGCAGTGATCTTTTTGAAGAGAGTACATTCCATTGATAACTCTCTCGCAAACATCGGACCAAGTTTCTTTAGTGCCGTCTTCTTTTAATCTTGAATATGTACGAAGAAAAGTTATCTCTCCAACAGAATTCCCACCAGCATCTCTGTACCCAAAGGGTGCAAACTTATTTTTATATGACTCTATGAACTCATCAGTTAATTTGAATGAGAACATAGACGACTGCTTACTAGCAATCGGTGTTAGGTCTGGATTTCCGTTTTCAATTTCTTCTGACATACTGTCTCCTTATTTACTCAGTGCTAAAGTCTTTACGTATTTTGGATTTAACTTTTCTATTTCTGTTTTCTTTATCTTTTTTATCTGCTCAAAAGTATACACGTTATATATTTCTCTTTCGAAAAAGTATCCACTTCTCCAGTTAAATACTTTCTCTACCACACTTTTGTGGTTTTGAAAGACATTTGATATAACAGCACCGCCGTATATTCTTACCAGATTTTGCATTTTTTTTATTACTAAATCTTTATTCTTTTCGTTTAGATCTCCATTTTGTTCAGCTTGGGTGTATAGCCAATTAAAACTCTGTCTAGTTAATGGAGAGTAATCAATCGGATCTATGATGCCAATCGATAGTAACTCTTTTTGATTGGTTTGGATATATAAATCTTTTTTAACTATTTCTAAAAATAAAGAAAACCAATCCCTCTCTTTGTATTGATTCCACGTAGGGCACCAGAAAAGAATTAAATGAGCTGGATCAGGGATGTTTGTTTTTTCCATTGTCGGCAGCAACATCGTGCAGGATATAGCTCTCTTAATATCCTCTTTGCTTATGTCTACGTTCTTATTCTTGTTTTCAAAATTCATCCACAACTTAGAAATATGCGTTTTCCAATCAGCTTCACCTATATACAGGTTAAGATATTTTTCGGCAACATCTAACGGTAGTGCTTTATCTCTAACCACCGTATTCAACTGATCTAAAAACATTTATAATCCTCATTAACTCTAGACAAAACTACCAAAACTTATATAAACAACCTATTAAAATAAGTATCCCGCCCCTTGCGAGGGCGGGATTCTTATTCTCACTCAATATGAGCGTCGGTTTCCGTGCTGATAAGTATACCAGTTTGGAAATTTGTATGTAGTGCTTAGGCGCTTATTTTAGCGTTGCTGCGGAATCTTTTTCTCCAACTTTTGTAGCTGCAAAACCTTTGATAACGCTGAGTCCTGCTGCAGCTGCAGCTGTTGCTGCTGCCTTTGCTTGATCAACTCCACCAACTGTGTAAACAGCAATGAATGTTTGTGCTGCAGTCCAAAGTGCTCTTTCGACTACATCCTTAATCAATTTCTGATCTGGCATTTAGTGCCTCCTTTTTTTATTAGAGAGCTTGTGCTGATGGAACACCAGTCCACTCGTTAACTTTAGCACGACCGTAGTCACCTCTTTCGTTACCTTGGCCGTATCCATCTGGCATTACTTCTGCGGAAGCAACACCGTCAAATGTGTAGTTGTTGTACAGACTGTAGTACAGAGCGCGCTTAGCATGACCAGTGTTTGCGAAAGCATCGGCCGATGTAACACCGTCAAATATAGCGTTGTTGTAGGCACCGTAGTAGAGGCTACGCTTAGCATGGCCGCCTGCAAGTGCTCTTGTTCCAGAAAGACCTTTGTATTCATAAGGGCGGAATCTCATTCCGCCATATGTTGTAGTGCCATCAGCGAAAGTCCCTGCTAATGGAGTTGTAGCTGAGTACAGAGTTGAACCTGTAAACAGTTGCGACATCAAAAGGCTGCTTGGACGATTACCAGTACCTGGGACATGGTTATTGTCTGGTGCGCCATCAAGAACGTGGCTGGTTGCAAATAGTGGGTAGTACGAATAGGTGCCTGCTGTACCCTTATAAGGGTTCACCATATTTACGGTGTCGCGTCCCTTGAGTACTGGCCTTGGGCCAACGTAGTAAGTTGCCATTTTATAGTCTCCTTAAAAGATTATTGTGGTATTTATAGTAAAATGAAATAGTTATTTATCAACTATTAAAATTAGCTATAATTGACTATTAGGTCTGACAATACTGGAGCTGTTCCGTCGCCCAGTTGATTTAGGGTTACCTCTATCCAAACCGAAGAAGACCCTGGAACTTCGTCCAATGTATAGACTCCACTATCCTTCCAGATAACTCTGTAACTGAATGCTGTAGAAATAAGCTCTTCTGGAACATTATACATCTTTGGCATAACTTCATCTACAGAGTAGATGAAAGTTCCTTCTGGAGCTGTGAATTTGATTATCGTTTTTCCAGTTTCCAAGAATCTCTGTGATCTCATATCTAGATCAGATAAACCATAAGTATATACAGCTTTACCGTTTTCGGATATATAATTTCTTTGTCTCATATTAACTCTAATTGCCGTGATTTTTATTGGCGGGAAGTAGAATCCTATTGGGCCAGAGTTTAGTATTGCGTCTGTTCCATACAAAGACCAACCACCAGGAGGAACTCTACCTATAGCGTCGCTCTGATTGTCATATAATCTATTAAAATTAAGTGGTGTCCAACCGTCAGATTCTACCATCGATGGATTATCTTTTGCGGTATACTCAACAGAAAGAATGTCAACACCGAATAATGGATATGGAGTCATGCAGAAGTAATTTGAGGTATCTGAACCAGAATATGCGTTAGGTACTTTAAAGTAGGCATACATCTGGGCCCCAGCTGCAGATGCAGTATCGGCTATAACGTTACGCTTCCAAAATCTATCAGACCTATCCAATAGTGCGTGGAACATAGGTGTTGTATCTATCATTGCGCCATTGGTATCTACGCTAATGAAATCATTTGCTATTTTTGTTTCTAGGAAATCTGGAACTACTTGATCTCCAAAACCAGTAAAAAATTTAAGTTTAGAATACGAAGAACCGTCTACCTTAGGTAGGGTTATTATATTGTAAACATGATCAAAACTTAAGGCATCGGTGCTCGTCAGTGCAAAATCCGTAGATACAAAGCTACCAACATCAATTTGAGAATAACTATAGATAGACAGCTTCTTATATGGAGAGTCTACATTGTACTCCATGGCCTTAACTCTATCTTCCAAGTCTGCTATAGCCTTAGATATAAATAGATGGTCTTTTAGTACTCTTTCAAAGGCTTGATTTAATTGTTGGTCAAGAACACCAGATCTATTATAGAGGTGAACTAAGTCTTGATAGTTTTGTTCAGCTCTTAAATTAAAATCTGAACTACTTACAGGACCATTATATTGTATGGTCTTATTTTCTGTATTTAAATAATCTGACATTTTAATCAACTCACCCAGTCTGTTTCTCTAACTTATTAATTTTATAAAATAATCTCGAAAGACTTCCACCTATAGTATCCATTGTTTCTACATATTCTATT